ACATATTTACAGATTTTATATCCCAGAAGAGCTGGTCCAGGAAAAAGAAGAACTTGACAAAGTGCCGTACAGGTTATGGATTGAACAGGGTTATATCCAAACAACGCCTGGAAATGTTATTGATTATGATTTTATCGAAGCGGACATTCTGCAGTTTGCGGAGATATATGAAATAAAAGAGTTTTGTTTTGATCCGTATCATGCACAGCAGGTAGTAAACCATATGACTGATGCCGGTATTAAAATGGTGCCGATACAGCAGGGTTACAGGATGATGTCTCCGATGTGCCATGATTTTGAAAAACACGTATTGGAAGGCGCTGTAGCACATAACAATAATCCTGTTATGTGCTGGATGATATCCTGCGTCGAAGTGAAAAGCGACAGGCAGGGAAATATTATGCCTATGAAGCCGCGAAGGAATTCAAGCGGAAAACGCATTGACGGAGTAGTCGCAAATATCATGGCGCTCGGAAGGGCTGCGTTACAAGTATCGACGGGTAACTCTATTTATGATACAAGGGGGTAATGTTTATATAATGGGTTTATTTGATATTTTTAAACGAAAAGCAACAGCACCCTCTCCTATGCAAAATTACAGCGGATGGGGAGGCCTCCGGTCTCCGGAACTGTTGTTAACGAAAACCGAATAATGGGGTTAGCTGCACATTTTGCCTGCGTCAGATTGATAGCGTCAACACTTGCCTCGCTGCCAATACATGTATACGAAAGGGCCGCCGGAGGCAGAAAAAATATAACAAGAGATCACCCTGTAGCTGTGTTATTGAGCAGTGCGCCTAACAATGAGATGACATCATTCTCAATGATTGAAGCAATGCAGGCGCAAATATTAAACCGCGGCAAAGCATTTGCGGAGATTAACTTTGACAGAAAAGGCGATGTCAGCGAAATATGGCCTATCGCTCCCGGGCTTGTCGAGCCGAAAAGAAAAGATAAAAACGGCCCGATTGAATACCATTTCCAGAGCTCAGGCGTTATTCTTCCCGCTTATAAAATGCTTCATATTCCGGGCCTGGGGTTTGACGGCATTAATTCATTCTCGCCTATACAGTTATTCCGGCAGACTTTTGGTTTGAGCTTAGCTTCGGAAGAATTTGGAGCGAGGTTTTTCGGGCAGGGGACAAACGTTGGAGCCGTTGTAAAATATCCAAACGCAATTAAAGACGATGCGGCATGGCAGCGGTTAAAAACAAGTATCAGAGAGGGATTTTCCGGGCTGGGTAAATCGCATAATGTGATGGTGCTTGAGGAAGGCGCAACATTTGAGAAGCTTGGTATGCCGCTTGAAGACGCTCAGTTTATTGAATCAAGAAAATTCAGCGCGACAGAAATTGCGAGGATCCATGGCGTGCCGCCTCATTTAATCGGTGATCTTGAAAAGGCAACATTTTCAAATATTGAAGAGCAGGGAATTGAAGCGGTTATTTATTTATTCCGTCCGTGGGTAGTGAGATGGGAAAAAGTTTTAAATTCAAAATTATTTATCGGTGAAGATAAAGAGAGATTTTATATAAAGTTTGAGCTTGACGGATTATTACGAGGGAATATTAAATCACGTTATGAAGCTCATGTATTGGGTTTACAGAACGGTATATTAAACGTAGATGAGGTACGCGACAAAGAAGATATGAACCCGCTGCCGAACGGTCAGGGGCAAATATACAGAGTTCCGATGAATATGGCGGAAGCCGGAAATAAAAACGGGGAGAAATAAAATGAATAAGGAAAATTTGAAGAAATTACAGAGACGGTTTCTGCCGCTTGATGGCAGCGATTTTCAGATTGTAAAACGAAGCGGAGATGATGACGGATACAAAATTAAAGGGACTCCGGTTGTTTATAATCGTGAGGTTGTGTTGTACGAAACTCAGCATTACAGGATAACGGAAGTTATCGAATCGGGAGCGGCAAGAGACGCGCTCTTGAGAGCTGAGCAGGTTCTGTTATGGAATCATGACAGCTCAAAGCCGATGGCGGCAAGAAAAAACAATACTCTTACAGTACGCGAAGATGTGAACGGTGTTTATATCGAGGCGGATATTTCCGGAACAGTCTGGGGGCGCGATGGTTATGAGGCGATTAACTCAGGGCTTGTCGATAAAATGTCTTTTGGTTTCTATATCGGAGAAGATGGATACACCGAAGAGAGGTTTGTCGAAAACGGAAAAAGATGCTGCAAACGGTCGATTAAGAAAATAGACCGGATTGTCGATTTTTCCCCGGTTACATATCCTGCGTATCCGGATACTGACGTACAGGCAAGAGACGTCGAAAGTATTCAAAAAGAGTTTGAGGCCGATGAAGCGCTAAAAGCAAAGCAGCGCGAAGAGGCGGAGAGTAAAATCAGCGAAGCTTTGAAACTCGCTGAAAAACATTGTAAATAACCGCGTCGCGGTTACACCGCTCTCATGTCGTGAGACAGCATGAGCGGATTTATTTTAATGTCGAGAGACATAAGGAAATTTTTATGGAAAAAATTTTAGAATTAAGAAAAAAGCTGCAGGCATTAACCTTGCAGTTACGGGAATGTCAGGGAGCGGAAACGCCTGACATGACAAAAGTTGAAAATATTAGCGCTGAGATACGCGCTCTTGTAAATCAAATTGAAACGGAAGAGGCGATCTTACGGGTTCGCGGCGAGCCGGACGCCTTTACAAGGCACAGCGGTGGCACTCCGATAATACAATCCGGAGACAACAGCGAAGAAACAAGGGCCGCGATACTCAATTACATGAGAAGCGGCGACAGGTCGGAATTGCGGGCGATGACAAGCGGCACATCAGGCGGCGGCGATACGGGCGGTTATATTATCCCGCAGGAATGGGAAAATCAGATCCTCGAAAGGGAAAAAGAACTGTTTGTTATGCGCAACCTTGCAGACGTTCAAACATCATCGCTTGACCGCAATATTCCGGTCGCTGATGATTACGGCGAATCAAGCTGGATTGATGAAGGCGGCGTATACCCTGAAAGCAATGCGAGCTTCAAAGAAAAAACAATTGAAGCTTACAAAGTCGGCCGTATTTGCAAGGTATCCGAAGAGCTGTTGCAGGACAACACATACAACCTTGAACAGTGGCTTATCAACGCTTTTTCGTACTCAAACGGGCTTGCAATGGAAACCGCTTTTATTTCAGGTAACGGTCTGAAAAAGCCCCGCGGTTTTCTCATGGATGCGCAGGGTGTAGCGTCTCAAGGCGCAGCGCTAAAGTATGAAGATATCCTTGCATTATTTGGCGCTCTCAAAACAGGTTACTTTAACAACGCGACATGGATGATGAATACGAAAACACTTATTGCGGCGATGCTGCTGAAAGACGCTTCAGGGCAATACATCTATAAGCCGTTTAATGCACCGGTGTCAAATGGGCCTATGGGAACGATCCTCGGAAAGTCTGTTGTTATATCGTCTTTAATGCCGGATATCGGAGCCGGAAACAAGCCGATTGCGCTCGGAGATTTCAAGCGTTATCGCATACATGACAGGCTCGGTTTCACAATCCAGCGCCTTGACGAGTTATTTGCGGCTAACGGATTTATCGGCTTCCGCGGCAAGCAGAGAACCGACGGAAAATTGCTTATTGAAGAAGCAATTCAAACTCTTAATTTTGCAAGCGCAGGCGGAGCAGGTTAATGAATAACGGCGATCTTGTCACCTGGGAAAAAGTTAAGATGATTTTAAGTCTTGACGACGACGAAAAGGAAAGAATTGAGTTTTTAATCACCTCAGCTTCTTCTCAGGCTGAAAAGATCGCCGGACGTATCCTTGCCGCCCGTGGCGTTGATATAACTATTGACGCGTCAGGCGGCAGGGAGTATCTACTGCCGAGTTATCCTGTTAACAGTACAGAGATGGTTAAGGTTAACGATAATGAGCTGCAGCCGAACGAGTACAGCATAAAAATTCATGACGGCAGATTAAGATTTAAAAACTATGCACCAAACGGATGGGATGCTATTAGTTTTAAAGGCAACATTGGCTACAACCCTATACCTGAAGACTTACAGCAGGCGGTTATCGAAATAATTTCGTTTAATAGGCGCCGTTTTACCACATCAGGCGGGATAGTCGGCGTGAAAGCTCTGGAGACAAGCGGAGCGGTTACAACGCAGTATGAGCTTGATATGCCGATCTCTGCGCGGAGCGTGTTCTTGAGTTACAGAGGGGTTAGGATATGATAACAACTGAAATAAAAGGCGAGCTTAACTTAAAGAGCATATACGGCAATGATCTTGTTGAAGATATTGCAAGCGCAACAACGGCAAAAGTCAGCAATGAGTTCGCTCATTTTATCAGAGAAAATCGTTATTATAATTATTTTGAAAAAGATACAGGAAAGACTTTAAGCAGTATCGGTGTATACCGTAAAAGCGGAAGTAAACCTGTATATGTAATAAAGGCTGGTTTAGGCATTAGAGGCAGCCTTAATTATCTAGCTGGGTTGTATAAAGGGCAGGCCGTATCGCGTTCTGGTAAAACATTTAGTTATTACAAGCCGCGCGATTTAATAGTACCGGGTTGGCAAGAGTTTAATGGAGACAACAGATTGCACACAGCATTTAAAGAAATACTTAAAAATAGGATAGAGGCATAACATGAAGATTAATTTTAACGCAGCATTTAATAATTTCAAAAACTATATTTCAGATAATGTACCTGAAATAGGAAGAGTTATTACTCACTGGGAAGATCCTTTTACGGTGCCAAAAAATCAAACTGTTATTTTGCCGCATGGAGGCAGTGAAAATAATGGCAAAATAAATATTTCGATAAGAATGTTTATTTCAATAGTTGAAAAAAACAGCGATGCAATACCTCAAACACAGATGGATATAATGAACAAAATATTTGCCGCAGTTTACAGCAGTGATTTGCCTTCAGAGTTTATTGAAGTATCTATCGGTAATCATGAGTATTTTGATCCAATTCCGCAGAGCCCTTTAGTCGGTGCAATTGATTTAGTAATCAATTTTGTAATAGAAATTGTTGACGACTGTTTTTAAAGAGAGGAATGATATATGAATTTACATTTACTAGAAGCAAATGTCACACTCGATGTAAATAATTTACCAGTAGACTTAGCAGTAATCATTTTATCTTTTATTATTGTAGTGGTTGCAATTATTTTTATTAACGGCTTTTCAATTAAAATAGGAGATAAAGAGTTTAATGTTGGAGGCATACAGAGACTTTTGGCAAGAAAAGACGAAGATATGCTTTTAAAAGAAACTTTGCACGAATTTTCAGAGAAAGTCGACCGCGAAGTTAACGGTAATCTATATGACCTTGTTGACAGCCTTAATTATGAGATTGACGGCATCGCAATAAATGAACACTGCTATTTTACATTTGAAAAGTTTATAGCAATATTCAAAAATGAACTTGAAAAACGCGTTCGTAGAAATAACTTAAAAGAGAAACTCGCAAAAATAAACCGCGAAAATTATACGGCGACTATTATGGGGAACATAGAATCACAATATAAAAAGTTACGAACAAAAGTCAGTAATTTAACCTGTGGAGAAACATACGCGGAGTTTTCAGTAATTGAAAATGCCGCACAAAATATATTAAACAAGTTTTTTGACGGGACAAAATATATCCTCATTGAAGGGTGCAGGAAAAAAATTAAAAAATACAATGAATATAGAGACAAGTTTAAAACTATATCGGCGCGTAAATTATCATGTGATCACCCCATTGAAAAGAATGAGGGTTACATCAGGGATCTTGAATTGCTATAGGGGGCAGTAAATGACTTTTGACGATTTTATAAAAAACTACACAGGAAAAAAAGTTGATTTTGACGGCAAATACGGCGCCCAGTGCGTAGATCTTATCAGGCAGGGCATTAAAGAAATTGACGGCTACAAAGTGCCGCAGCCCGAAGGAGTAGAAGGCGCACAGGAATTTTTCCTCAATCATGAAAAGCGGCCTGTTCAAAAAAAATATTTTGACAAATTTGAGATTATGACAATCGGCCAAAAAATACCCAGAGGCGCTATTGTGATTTATAAAGCGACCATGACAAATAAATACGGTCATATTGGTTTTTGTGAACACACAGAAGGTAATTTAATTTATTTGTTTGAACAGGACGGCTTTAAACAGGACGGTGCAAAAATAACAGCATGGAGTTATAACAATGTGCTGGGATACCTGATAAAAAAGGAAAATCAATGAATGAAATCAAAAATAATCTCTTTATTATTATTGTCATTATCGTACTCTCTTTTTGCTCAGCCCTCGGAGGTTTCATCTTTGGGAGAAACAATTTACTCCGATCTCCTGAACTTGCAGATACAGATAAACAGCTTGAACGAACAATTAGCGGACTTAGAGAGGAACTTGAGCGGGAGCACGATATTAGCGCAGGACTTAGAGAGATTAATGACAGAGAGAGAGCAGTTATTAACAGACTTGCAAGAAACACTCAGCAGGCGAGAAATGACATTGGCACAGTTATCACAATTAGCGGAACAGCAGCAGAAAGCCTACAAAACATCATTGTTAAAATGGAAATTCTTAACGGTTACATTGGGAATAACGAGCGCGAGCTTGCTCGGTATCGTGATTTATCAAGCGATTAAATAACCGCGTCGCGGTTTTGAAAATTATTTATGGAGGTTTGTTATGAGTAAAATGTACTATACAAACAAAAAAGCAAAGGAAAAAGCAGAGAACGGAATAAATCCGTTTGTAAAGAAGAAAAGCGGCGGCTGCGATAGCGGTAAGTGTAACATAACAAAAGCCAACACATTACCGGCAGGCAAAAAACAGGAGGTTGTATAATTATGAAGAGGTCAGGATTAAAAGCGCATATATTTATAGGAGCGCAGGATTTATCAAAAGTTATTAGCGATGCAGGCAGCACCGAAGCTAATAAGTGGTATAGGATACTCAACAAGGGAGCAGGCAGCAAACTTCCATTTGAGAAAGGGTTTCCGTTTAGAGCGCCTGCCGATGAAACAGATCAGATTACGCTTGTATCAGGCGACAGCATAGTCCCAGTTGAAACAGATCGCTATTGCAAAACTACAGCGTCAATATCAACAGAGCAGGGCTCAATTGACGCAAGCGACGACTGCGATCCCGGCGCAACCATTCTTGACGGCATAATCATAACATCCGGAAGTTTTGCAGGATTATCCAGGTATAACGATGTAACAGGCGATTTTGACGACGTAACAAACATTATCATCAACAGATTTTACACCATGCTTGAAGACGACGCTGAAGGAACGTATAAGTTAATACCGAGATCGGATGAGCCGATGTTTATGCTTATAAATATAAACTCAGACACAGCGGTCGGACAAACAGAGATATGGGCGTTTATACCAATTAACATTACCAGCATGGGGAATAATTTTGGAAACACAGATATTCAAAATGCGGATATCTCATGGACAAAAGGCGAAGGCGAGCCTATTTTCTACAAAAGAAAAAAAATCGCGTAACAAAGTAATAACAGCCCCGAAAGGTTTTCAACTCCTTTTCCGAGTAGGGGCATTTTTTAAGGAGTATCTTATGGCAAGATTAAAAAGTTTAAAACAAAAAAATAAAACATACATTTTCACATCGTATGAAAATAACAAAGACGCTACACCTGCGAAGGTTATTTTTAACAGGTTTCCTTACGCTGGTGAAACATTTACAACGATTGACAAAAAAAATATTTTTCAAGGTATTGATTTAAGTAAAATAAACGAAGATGATACAAAATTAAAAGTATCAGAAAATATTGTCGCTAATTTTATGGATAATATGATTAAAGGCAGTATAAATTATAATGAGTTTTTTAATGAGTGTATTGACCGTTTTGAAAATCTCAAATATGAACAATCAGATATTATAACTGCGGGGGACTTTTGGCAAATCATCCCGCAGGAAGCAGCGGAAACAATCGCGAAAGAACTTTATGAATATGCAGCCCAGAGAGATGAATTTTCGATGGGGGAATAGAACGCCTAGCAACAGGATTGAAGCTGCGGCTGCTAGGCTATTCAAAAAATGAGGATATCAGCGATCCGTGGCCTATAAAAGTACCGGGCATGGATAAGCGGATATCAAGCAGCAAAATAGAGGAGTATGTTGGTGCGGATTTATATCATTATTATGAATTTTACACATACACAAAGCATTCCGGGCCTCCGCTTTCAGGCGGCTGGACGGAATGGCCGCCATGGATTCCGCAGTTACTCACATATTTTGACAACGCAATTGACGCGGTCAGGGCGCATAACGAGCGCGAAGTATACAGAGGGGTAAATCATGGCCGACCTTAGTTTAAAAATTCGTGCAGATTTTAACGAAGCGCAGCAGCAGTTTAAGGCGTTAGCGGAAAGCTCTGAATTTGCGCAAAAACAAATTGAAAGTTTCTCAAAAAGATTTACAGATAAACAAATTGATGAGTTTATTGACAAGCAGAAAATGGCGGCAAATGCGATTACAGCAACTAAGGGCTCCCTCGCCGCCGCTGAAGCTCAAAACACGGCCTACAAACGCGAAATCGAACGCCCGATTA